GCGAACTTTCAGATGCTAATTATCTTGCTGTTAATCGTTGTAAAAGAGGACCTAAAACAAGAATAGTAATAGGTGCAAAAATAATCACAAATAGTAAAAATTGTTTCATCCTTCTTCATCCCAATGTTGTTGCAAATGTGCTTCATAATCTTCTTTTAAAATCAGATTTTGGCACATATGACAAGGAGTGTATTTAGTCTCTATTTTCCTAAGCGCGGGCATCTTATCAGAACCACCTTGACCAAAAATCGTGAAATAAATATCAGTTAATTCACCCAAAGTTAGATCGACAACGATGGGAGATTCATTATTAAGATCATAATATTTAATTGTCATATTTTGCCAATCCCCCAAAAATTACAAGTATTGATTTTATTCATTTTTTTGACACCCGGATTAAACTGCAGCTGAGCTGAAGCATGTAATAAAATGCCAATCCTAAGGGATATATTGATCGTCATCTTGTTGATTTCGAAGATCACGATGAAAACTTACAACAAACTTGATAATAATTGCTAACGTCAAAAAGACCATAAATACAAGGTAAACCCAGTCTGAAAATTGCATCAAATATCCCCTTGTCGGAGTGTCTAGACTACGCCTTGAGACACTCAAAAAATACGTTAAATCAGTTGTTATACGCGATGTGTCTCAATTCCCCTGAAGACACTCCTTTATGACACTACGTTACATCAAATAGACGGTTTTTGTAATCAAAGAGAAGAAATTTAAAATTTATAAAATCGAAGGCTTTGTAATATCAGTTTCTGAAAAATTAGGATGATGCTCAATAACATGTACACGGTCAGGCTGTTTCGGCTGAGTCTGTTCCGTAGATTCATTTTTAGATGAATCTGTACTCACAGTCTCAGTCCGATTTAATGTTTCATTACGAGGTTGAGCAAAGTAATTAAATGGTCTGTCATTGTTCTTGATTAGACGTTCACAGTCAGATTTTGATAAGTCTATTTTTGTACCCTGTTGAGTATAGGCTTGATATTTTCCATGCATCTTAGAGCAACCAGAAAAGACAGGCTTTGCCGTAACTTGATAAGAAACAGTCTTTTGTATGTTGTCATCAAAAGGTTTAGTTGGGTCATAGCTCACGGTATCTTTCTGAGCGAGTGCTTGATCTGAAGGAACAGAAGAGCCATTTTTAGTTATATCGTTAAACCATTTTAAACATTCAGGTTTTTCTACATTTGCAGCCTTTCTACACTCATTTGGAGCATCAAAATTAGATTGGGCCGCTGTAGCAGTTTGAGTTGTATTAGTAGCTTTAGACTGAGAAGCTGCATTAGTAGGCTTACCAGTAACCTGATCATAAATAACATTATCTTTAGTAGCAAAATGGTAAAAAAGACCAGCCATCACGATGACAAAAGCACCAATGAAATAGATAAATTTAGGAATGCGCTTTTTATGCGTATTAATCGTAGTTGACTTATAAAGCGTAAAAATACGGTCAGCAGGTTTAAAAGTGAATTTAGCTTCACAGTTAATTTTATTTACTAATGCATTTGGATTATCACGAGCGGATCCGTATTGATAAACCTTAGGCGTCCACCCCCACGGGCGCGTAATATGATAATGACAACCGATCAACTCTTTTACAGCAGGATGTAGATAACGTGTAGCTTGAGTAATGATATAAAAATCAAAGCCTCTATGACGATGAATGGTTAAATCCATAATCATCGGGTCTTCTGATTTTTTATTCTTATATGGTTCTACAAGCTGAATCTCATCAATAACAAGTACAGAACCATCTGGAGCATCACGCCAGTCATGAATCAATGGTCTTGTGTAGGGAATTTTACAAGCCTTAATGTTGGTATAGATTGTTCGGACAGGCTGCAATAATTCAAACTTTTGAGGACCATGTAAATCGTTAATACGATCTACAATTTCATTGTATCGAGTTGTTTTCTTAAAATAATCATCTGGACGTAAATCGTCAAAATCTTCATTTAAAAATAAAAAATAGTCTTCTGCTAATGGTTCAATAATTGTTTTACGTGCAGAACCTGAACCCTCTTCATAAGTGTAATAAAGAAATTCATCCTTAAACTTGTCAAACAAGGGTTTGTTAAATTCAAATATGGTCTTGTTTTTACGTACATTAATAAAGTTTGCACGTTCTAATTTATCTAATTGAGTAACTACAAAAGCCGTCTTAGATGCTCCAGGCGTACCCGTAACAAGATATAGCATTTTTATCCCCGTTATTTTTTCTTAAGCAAGTGCAATGGAGAAGCTTGTTTAAAGTGCTTGGTAACAATTGCCCCAAGTACAAGCGAAAAATAGATATGTAGACCTGATACGCCTGCCATTTGCAGCAATACCGCAGGCAACTGACTAACAGAATTACTAAAATGAGTGATCATCGTATTGATGATGCCAAGAGATACACCCGCAGTACCTAGTGTAATTCCCGCACCCTCAAGAACGTTCTTTAAAAAGCCTTTTTGAGCGCTTGAAAGCAATGTTGATAAGCTAGCCATCTTCTCTTACTCCTGACACGATATAGAGTGCATGTAACGCACCAAGAGCCACCACTATTGGGTATACAAAGGTTGATATAGACTCACACCAGATAGAAAAATCAAAAGAGAAATCTAATGATTGACCATTCCACGAAAAATTAAGCGGAATTTTGGCAGGACATGAAGTGGCAAAATTAATTTGGGTATTAGGTTCGGTCTGAGGTTGATCATCGAGATCGAGTGTATTGTCTGGGTTTTCAGGGTCTTTTACCCATTCCTGAATATCTGTCCATGTACTAGATGCAGCCTTAGAGCCAGTATCCCACCAATTTTTAGCTGTTTTAGGGAACTCTATAGCAGATTGTGCAGCTTGACATACGGTTGGCGCCCAACCACAAAAAACAGGAAAATTAATAGTTATGTCAGTTGGTGGTGCTTTAGGTGCAGAAGGATTGTTAGGATCAGCTTGAGGTACTGCTTGACCTTGAGCAGTATTCGTAGTGGGAATAGACTGTGAATTGTTAAGTTGTTGAGTTACATCAGATGCAGGAACAATTTGTTTTTGTTCATCTTGAAGTGCCGTATCAGCAACGGAAGATACATATGCTTTTGGATCTGCTTTTTCTGCCATTGCATCACTGATAACCTGAGAAGCTACAGCCTCATACGGTAAATATTTTTCTTCTGATGCTGGTGGTGAGTTTGGAACATAAGCAGGGTTTTTACGAACATAATAAACAGTTGATGTATTAGTAACTTGTCCAGATGTCCAATTGATTGCTACATCACATGTACCACGAGATGGAGTTCCATCACTATTAAAAACATCAACACGGCAATTAGATACAGTATTTTTTTTGAATGAATTATCTTGAGCTTTATAAGAAGCACTACATGCAGCTTGTGCACTTACATCTTTAAATGTACCGCACTCGTAATAATATTGAAGCGAAGGGTCATTAATATTAGATGGAGGAGCATAATATTTAACACGATTATTAGCCGGGTCCATCACATAATCTACAGCACCAATCAACTCTTCAATTGCAACTGAAACAGCAAGAGCAGCACCAGTCCTTACAATCATTTTTGCAACTTGACCAGCCGTAGGCGTAATTGCAGCCGTACCAGCAGCAGCGTAATTTTTACCATTCAAAATGATGTTTTTAGTGCCGTCATAAAAAGTTGTCGCACCTTGAACCAATCTTTTAGATACAGACCAACCATCATCCGCAACAGTAGTCGCACGAACAACATTGAAAGGCATCATGTGTATGCTAAACATCAATAATATTGCTAGATATTTTTTATAACGACCCATGTAATCACCACTATTGTTATAGGTAAAATCCAATAAAAAATTGAAGCGTCTGGCATACATCACCCCAAAATAAGGAAGCCCCCGAAGGGGCTAGTTTTAAGCAGCATTAGCGCCTTTATTAAGTTTTCGATAACCGATAATGATTGCAGTGATAGTCGCAGCAGCAACCAATACAGTAACTACAATTGATTGAGCAGAAGTGAGCTGACCAGTAATTGCTGTTCCAATATCTGATAAACCTTCAGCATGAGCAGAATTAGCAAGAATTAAACCTGTAGTTGCAGCCGTGCCCGCAGCAAAACGACCGCGGAATTTTTGGAACCAAGTTTTTTGGTTAGTTTGTTGAGCGATTGGTGTTACGTTTGAATAAGCCATGATGTTTCTCCTATTTAGGCTAGTTTTGCAGCTTTCATAATGAAGCTGTAAGCGATCAAGAGACCGCATATCACCGCTATATCTTCTGATATAGCGATAGAATCCTGTTGCGTAATTGCCAAGCCATTAAAGACTTGAGCAATACTTAAAGGCTCATAAGCCGTACACGTCTGCACGTTATTAACAATTTCAATAGCAGAACAAACGTAAACGACCATAATCACCCCTGACACTTAGACATGTGAAAGTACAAATACTGCCAATGAAATAGAGAGAGGCACTTTGGGCACTCCGCTTGATTATCCCCTAGCATTGCTATAATATTCATACTAATAATTCACGTAAGTTATTGATTTT